CAGGAGATGAACCGGCAACGTGGGATGGCCGGTGATCCAGGTCACGCCTCGGTCGGCCCACCAGAGTCGCGTATGTCAAGCATCTGGGGTCACCTACGTCATGGAATTCCGCGTAGGGTGGAAAGGTTCCTGGAGCCAGAGACGCCAGCAGAGATGGCTGGGTTGCTAGGTGCTTCGGTCGCGGAGCCATACGGTACTGCCATCGACCTAGCTGATTTCGCTATTGGTGTTAGGGACCGCGATCTGCCTCGCATGGGGTTAGCCGCCGTTGGTGCGGTCACGCCGCTCGTTGGTGCCGCAGGGATAAAGGGACTTCTCAGGGGCAAGGGCGCGAAGGCGGCAGACGAACTCCCGATGGACGAGGCGAGTCGGATGGGGCGGGCCGCAGAGCAGGATTGGACAACCAACGCTTTCCACGGGACTTCGGTTCGCTTGGCCCCCGACCCTGCGCGTCCCTTGCAGAACACGGGTGACCTTGAGCGTTTCCATTGGGGATCTCACTTCGGCACCCAAAAGGCAGCAAACGAGAGGCTGGGTGACCTCCGCCCACGGGTCCGGGCCGCAGAAGGGGAGTCATCATTCGATGATAGCGGGCGGCTTAAGCCAGCAGTGGGCGAGCGGATTATGCCCGTGAAGCTCAGAGGTAAATATCTAGACATAGGGAATGAATCCCTATGGCGGCCCGAGTCGCTCTTGGAAACGGCCCGACGTAGGGGCCTAATCACAGCGGATGAACTGGAACACGCTTTCGACAACGTACCCCTGCTCCGTGAAGCAGAGTTGGGTCCAAACTACAACAAACACAAACATAACGAGGAAGTGGGGATAGCAATGAAACAGGCCGTCACCGATCTCTTCAAGAGAAAGGGGTTCGCGGGCGTGAGCTATAAGAACGATGTCGAAGACGCTGGGTCCATATCCTACATGGTTTTCGACCCAGCGAATATACGGTCTAGCATGGCCGCTGCGTTCGATCCAGCACAAGCCGAAAGTGCGAGCTTGATCGCTGGGGGTGCCGGACTGTTGGGTGCTGGGTTGGCCCGTAACCAGCGTGAGCGCAAGTGAACTACGAAGAATCCATTGAGGAGATAGGGACATAGAGAATGCATAACGGCCTGCTACATGACCCGCGTCGGGATCGAGAATCCCTACTCTCGTCTGCCAATGAGTTTGATCGTAATGACCCGCTCGCCATGCAACGCTATCAGGCGCAACAGGCTGCGATGGCCGGTGATCCCCGCTACGCCTCGATCGGTGCGACCCCGTCTCGAGGTAGCAGGATACTAGACACGGTTCGCTATGGTATTCCGCGCATGGTCGGCGATTTCGGCAAGGGTCTACTCCACGGTACAGCGGCAGGAGCGAACAGGATCGCGCAGCAGCTCATGCCAGGCGAGCAGCCTCGCATGGGGGAAGTGTCCGATTGGAGCTCGAGCCAGGTCCCGGAAAGCGGGGCCGGAAGTGCCGGTGGTTTTATTGGGGAGATGGCCCCCGAGTTCACGCTTGCGGGTGATATCGCTGACATGAGTCGGGTTCCTGGCTATGTAGCAGGGGGCGAACTCGGGAATGCCGGACTGTCCGCGTTGGCTGCTGTTCCGTTTATCGGTACGCCAGTTGCCGGGCTACTGAAAGCTGGGAGAGGAACCGTGAGGGCTACCAATAGGGGCGCAAGGGTGGCCGTCGATGATTTGAGCGATGATACGGTTCGTAGAATCTTGTATGCCAACGACAGCAATGGAGAATGGGAGGACTTGACCGGCCCAGAGCTGCGTGAGGCGTTCGCGGCATTTGATGCTGAAGATCCTGTGGAATGGTCTGAGTTCCTGGATGATCCTGCGACCAAGCTCGATGTGCCTGAGTTGAGGACCGGCGCACCGCCGCCGTCAGTCGCGGAAGGCACACCCCTGTTAGCGGATCTTGGCGGCGACAGATCGCTTCTGCTGACGAGGAACACACACCCAGATCAAGGGCCGTGGCGAATCACTCCCATATCTGGAGACACGGGTATGTCTCGGGGCCAGCATTGGGCCTACGAGACATACGACGAGGCCGCGCAAGCTCTGGCCGGTTCGGCTGGGGATGTCAATCCATTAAGTGCCACGGGTGGCTTGCTGGCGGCGACCGAAGCCGCCGGCACCGCGCAGGAGGTCCAGAGGGCAACGAGTGATATGAGCCGTAGTGAGCTGCAAGTTGCCTTGAAAGAGAAAGGGCTCCCCGCTACAGGCACAAACGACGCCCTTCGCGAACTCGTAGATGTCGTTGCGAAAAACCCGCAAGATTGGACCCGTGCCGAATTTGATAGAGTCAGGCCGCATATCAATGTCCACCAAGACTTGAAGGGCGTCGATCTGTCAGGGGAAATTATGGAGGGAGGGTTGACCAGGGGCATGGTCGATCCAGCGGGGGGGCTTGATCCAGGTGCTAGTGGATCGAGTTGGGGTGGATATCTGCGGGGAGAACCGGGGGGTGCTTATCTGTTTTGGCCGGGTGACATCAGATATAGGGGGGCTAGTAATCCCTACATAGAACACGCCACGCCATTTATGCACCTTGCTCCAGAACGCGGCGAAGACCTCTATGACGCAATCCGCAGAGTTGACCAAGGTGCCAGCGGTGGCTTGCTGGCGGACGCAACCGCACCAACAATCGGCCCCGAGGTCATTCGGGACCCCGAGCTCCGAGGGCTTCTGGGAGGGCTGCGGCCAGGAGAGACACTCCCGCCCGAAGTGCAGCAGGCACTCCGCAGCGACTACCCTGCGCCCGCACCGGGAGTCCCAGGTTTTAACAAGAAGAAGCAGAAGCCATTTATAAGTCGCGGCATGGATGAATCGAATCAAGCGTTTAAGGACGCGAGGGACGCGGCACAGGCCGACATCGACGCGGGCAACTACGATCCGTTCTTCCCAGAGAGTGAGCGGTACTATGCGAACCCAGACAACTACGCTTCAGACGCCGCCCGCAACACGGACGAAGCCTTGCCGAAGCGGGCCGATACTATCGCGAAAAAGGTTGAGGAGTTCGACACACCCGAGATTCGCCAGAGCTTCAGGGATGCGTTCAAACTCGGTAGTCGCGACCCGAACTCGTCGCAGTGGTACGCGGTCGGCCAACTAGAAGACGCGGCCATAAAGCATCTCGGAGTAGAGGCAGGGAGTGAGTGGTTTAGGAAAGCCTTCGCGGAAGGCATGGCTTCTACCACATCGGGGCAGGCCCCGACACCTAACTTGATGATGGCCGCGTACTCCAACTTCCGGGACGCGAGGGGCATCCCAGTCCCTGACACGCCATCCGTACCGCGACCTGTCCAGGGTCAGTACATGAGCGGCAACTTGACGGCGGGCGAGAAAATTAGGCAGGAAGGGTTCGACCCAGCGAATCAGCCCAAGGGATTCAACTTCTCGCGTGACTTTATGGGCGAGCTGGACAGGGGCACGATGGACAAGCAGATGACGGAGGGCGCACTCGGTGTCGGAGCGAAGCTCCCCAACAATGCGTTTGCGGTATTCGAGAATACGCTCCGCGATGAGGCGTCTAAACTAGGACTGCCCACGGGTGAGATGCAGGACGTTGCGTGGGCTGGGTTCAAGGCCGCGAGGGATGCAGGGATGTCGGTTGCGAAGGCACTGAAAGAGGGTGTCCCGGGTGCGGGCTTCCCAATGATCCGACACATCAACGAAGCAGTGGAGCGCACTTCGCGGCTGACGGGTCAGGCCCCGGAAGAGGTCGTCCGCAGGTGGATCACGGAGAATGCTCCCCTCTACGCAGTCGGAGGCTTACTCGGCGTGGGCGCGACTCAGCGGGAGAAGAGGTGACGACGGGCTGGGTGGTGAAGTCAGTTATTGTCGCTATGCTGCCGACCAGTGAGCTAGACCCCCGTACTTCGCGGTACCCCGCGCCCGAAGTCACTATGAAATCTAACGGATCGTGGCCCATGACACAGGGGGATTAGGCATGGGATCGGAGCCAGACTTCTACGAACTGCCGCTGCGCGAGATGCGGACGCAGCCGACGTACTTTGTTGAAGCAATGTTGCGGGCCAAGCCGGATAAGTGGCAGTCTGAGGTGATGGAGGCCGTCGCTCAAGGTGAGCGTGGGGTGAGCATTCGGTCAGGGCACGGCGTAGGCAAGACGAGCGTACTGTCCTGGCTCGCGCTCTGGTGGATCGGAACGCATTACCATGCAAAGGTGATCCTAACGGCCCCAACTTCGGCCCAGCTACAGGATGCGTTACTGCCTGAAACGAAAGCCTGGCTAAAAAACTCCGCGCCAGATTTTCGAGATATGTTCAACGTCAAGGCCGATCGGATTGAGCTCACTCGAGATCCAGAACGCAACTTTATCTCCGCGAAGACCAGTCGGGCCGAACAGCCCGACGCGCTTCAGGGCGTCCACGCTGAGAATGTCCTCTTAATCTGTGATGAAGCGAGCGGCATCCCAGAGCAGGTTTATGAGTCTGCCGGTGGCTCAATGTCCGCGCTCAACGCATCGATGGTCTTGGCCGGGAACCCCGTCCGATCGAGCGGCTATTTTTACGACACCTTCCATAAACTGGCTGATAGCTGGGCGACATTTCATGTGAGTTGTGTGGATGTCCCGAGGGTGGCCCGAGAATACGTCGAAGAGTGTAAGGTGCGTTACGGAGAAGAGTCGAACGTCTACCGTGTCCGCGTCCTGGGAGAATTCCCCAGGGGCGACGATGACACCGTTATCCCGCAAGAGCTCGTGACGGACGCGGTAAGCCGGGACGTTGATGCGACTAAATTCGGCCCCACAATCTGGGGAGTCGATGTGGCTCGGTTTGGCTCTGACTGCTCCGCGCTTTGCAAGCGAAAGGGCAACGCAATCACCGAACCGATCCGATTGTGGCGCAATCTCGACACGATGCAGCTAACGGGGGCAGTGAAGGCAGAGTACGATTCGACCGACGAGAAACCCGTTGAGATATTTGTAGACTCGATCGGGCTAGGTGCCGGGGTTGTCGATCGGCTGCGCGAACTCGGGCTACCGGCCTACGGGATCAATGTGGCAGAATCTCCTAGTATGGGTACTCAGTACCTGAACCTTCGCTCGGAGCTCTGGTATAAAGCAAAGAGCTGGCTAGAAGGGAGAGACGTTCGCATCCCTCAAGACCCTGGGCTTCGCAATGAACTGGTTACTGTCAGGTATAGCTATAGCTCGAATGGCCGTGTTAAGATCGAATCGAAACGCGATCTCAAAAAACGTGGCGTGGCGTCACCGGATAGTGCTGACGCTTTCGTCCTGACCTTTGCGTCTGACGCGGGGGCCGCGATGGGTAACCGTTCGAGTCGGCGCGTTGGCGGTATCAAGCGCAATCTCGCCGGAGTTGTATAGGGGGCCTGCCTGGTGGATGGTGTCCACGGGCTGGCTTAAATAACCAAATGATTCACTGTTCTCCTCGCCCGAGAGCTGCGGTGCCCCTATCACATCTGGACTGTCCTTCTGATCCGCGTTCAAAGCTGTTCAGAGTCCCGTTCAAGGCTGCACTTGTCGGCCTACCGGAATCCCACGGTATTGCTCGTAGTTCGCGATACGTAAGTGTGTCTCAGGGTCCGTTCCGAGTACCTCGATTAAGTTCCATGTCCGCAGATTCTGGACTGTCCTTGTTTTGACATGACCGCGCCCCCGGTTCTATGTTTTCGCTGGGCGGGGACCGGAGTAATTCGCAGTTGGCGTATATAGACGAAGCTGAGACTGAAGCTGGCGTCGGCATGAGCGATAGCGAACTGCAATCGACAGCACGTTCCGCGATCTCAGACGCCATCCAGTATATCGATGATGAGATATCGCCATTGCGAGCGGAATCTACTCGGTATTACCGAGGCGACCCGTTCGGGAATGAAGTCGAAGGTCGGTCGCAGGTGGTAAGCCGAGATGTGCGGGACTCCGTCCAGGCCGTGCTGCCGTCGATGATGCGCGTGTTCTTCGGCTCAGAGAAAGCAGTCGAGTTCTCGCCTCGGAACGCAAGTGATGTCGCTATGGCCGAACAGGCCACCGACTACGTCAACTATTTGCTCACGGTTGAGAACAATGGCCTCGAGATTTTCTACAGCGTCTTCAAAGACGCCCTGGTCAATCGCGGCGGCTTCGTAAAGTGGTGGTGGGACGACTCCGTCGAAGTGCAGACCCATACGTTCGAAGGGTTGGACGAAGGTGCGCTGGGGTTAATCCTGCAAGAAGAGGGCGTCGAGGCGATGAGCGTCGAAGGTCGCCCGATCCCTGGCATCCAAGACGAGATGCTCGCGGAGATGGAGGCCCAGGGCCAGCCAGCTCCCCAAGTATATGATGTGGAGGTCCGACGCTCGAGGAAACGGAACCAGATCCGCATCGAAACGATGCCGCCCGAAGAATTCTTCGTAGACGCTGCGGCGACTTCTCTTGATGACGCGATGGTCGTCGGCCACCGGACAATGGCGACGGTGAGCTCGCTGGTTGCCCTAGGCTACGATCGGGAGATGCTCGAGGAGCATCTTTCGGACCAGGTCGCGTTCATCGACAACGATGAGTACTGGGCTCGAACCTCAAACCCGGACACCCAGGCCCCTATCTCTGCCTACGAGAAACGTCGGGTTCTTTATGTAGAGGCATGGGCTCACATTGATTTCGACGGGGACGGGATCGCCGAATTACGTCGAGTCTGCACGATTGGCGACGGTTATACGGTGGTGAACAATGAGCCAGCGGCAGATATCCCGTTCGCTGTCTTCAATTGCGATCCCGAACCCCATGTATTCTTCGGTAGTGACAT